TTGTGCACCAATTTGTCTTGCTGATTTTTTGCCTGATAAGGTTTGGTTTAAAAGTATAGGTCTATTATCTGTGAAAGATAATGACCTAAAGTTTGGGTCTGTTGGAAATTGTCCTGACATTATACAATCCCCATCTTGCCTTGAGTATTCATGGCATTGTTAATGATTGATGTTATAAGTCCTTTTCTTGATGTTAGTAACTGGTCAAATCCAGCAGCATCAACTGTTGATATGTTAAAGTTTACTGTGGGTGCCGTTTGTTGAGCTTGTCTAGGCTGTGCTTTTGTGTGATCTATAACAGTTTCATTTGGGTGAAGTATACTTAAAAAACCTCCTTTATTATCAAGACCACCTGCTCTTGCTCCCATACCCGTAAAACCACCACCTTCATTGCTTGGTAATATTGATGGCAGGTTTAAGTTTTCTCTTATTTCAATCTGTCTATCTCTTGTCTTTCCTATAAGGCCGCCAAAACTAGCAAACATTTTATCTATAACAAGTTTTTGAACAGCTATTCTAATAAGCTCGCGAACAATACTGGTTGCAAAGTCTTTAAAGCTAGCCCTACCCTTTTCTAAAAATTCCATTGTAAGATTTGTCAACCCATCATAAGATTGTTTCATTATGTCGTTAATCTCATCCTGCATTGATTTTATGCTTGCTGCAAACTTACCATAACCATCTTCAGCAGCTTTTAAAAACTTTTCAAATGAAGATATTGCACCAAAACCACTTTTATCACCCCCTCCATCTTTCCCATCTCTTCCCAAAAGAACGTCTAATATAGAGCGAGTTTCTGTTTTCTCTATTTTTTTATCTAAATAAGCTTGAGCAGCAGCTGTTACAGCATCTATCTTTTTCTTGTTTTTACTCTTAGCACTCTCAACATCCCCGAGAATATCGAACTCAGGCAAATCTTCTCCAAAACCAAATAAAGACCTAATTTTATTAAATGATCTTATAAATTTATTAAGTTCTTCTTTTGCAGAATTAAAGGCATCTCTAAAACCCTGTCTAAAAGGAAGTATTAAAAGATCATGCAAAAATGTACCGATTCTTAAAAACGCTTCTCTTTTCTTCAAAACAAGAAAGGGAAGCCATTTTTGGGTTATTAGTTTTACAGCGTGTATTATTTCATCTCTAAATATATAAATGGCAGTTATTGCTAAAGTTGCTCCAACTACAAATGCTGTAAATGGATTTGTAGCAGCAAAAGCTAAAAAAGATACAGTTAATGTATTTAACGCACCTGCAATAGAATAAATGATTGGCGGTATAGCAACCAATGCTGGTATGAGCAATGCATCCATATTGTTGGCTAAATGACCAACAAACTTGGCCATAGTTGAGAACGCTCCAGTTGCATCTTCTATATCACCAATCATAAACTGAAAGTTGTTTCGCAAAGCAACTCCAGCTTGCCCAAGTGTCATAGGCATTTTTTGTATTTCTTCGTTTGTCTGTTTAGTTCCCGCAATAAGAATTGGCATTACTGTTTCTGCTGTTAGCTTACCAGCATGTCCAAAAGCCCTAAGCTCACCAATGGTCATGTTTAAACCATCGGCTAACATTTTTGTAAGAATGGTATTGTTCTCCATTACAGAACGTAACTCATCCCCTCTCAAAGCACCTGAAGCTAAACCCTGTGCTAACTGTCTAGCAGAGTTATTTGCTTCTTGAGCATGAGAACCAGCAATAATAAAGGTATTTGCAACAGTCTGTGTCGCATCAGCAACATCTCTTTGAGTAGCACCCAAATGTTCTGTAGCTAAAGAAAGTCTTGTAAATAACATAGCAACAGCATCAAAGTCTGATCTTGAATCAGATGCTATTCTTCTCATGTGATTCATGGCAGAAGCTGTTTCAGTTGCACTACCCGTTAAGGCGTTCATTCTGTTTGTAACACCAATCATTACATTGGATGCTTCTACTATTTCCCTTACACTAAAAGCAGCAGCAACAACACCAGCAAGTTTTTTTACAGAATCTTGTGCTGAGTTAGCATTTTTATTAAAACTATCAAAAGCCTTTTTAGATTTATCATTACCAAATATGGTAAAAAATAAAGATGACTTACCCATTGCTCGCATTGCGTTCTTCCTTTATCTCAAGATAAGCTAACCAACCCTGAAACTCCTCTACTGTAATCTCATCGATTTCAGCTAGAGTTTTATTTAGTTTTTCAGCTAACGCATATTTTATGTATAGCTGCTTATCTTTTATTACTTTTTTTTAACTTCTTCCTGCGAAATATTATTCATTATTTCGCTAGATACTCTAATTAATATATCTCTATCAACCTTCTCCAATAAGGTTTTCTTATCAGCGATAGTAAATAACTTTTCTCCAGCTTCATCTAATGCTTTATAAATTAAAACATAAACCAAAAGCTGTACTTCATCATCTTTTGCTAACTTCATAAATTTAGAAGTCTCTGAAAGAGTTATGGGTTTACAATAAATCTTTAACGGATTATCTTCATCCTCACCCCATTCAGGGACTTCTATAATTCTAGTCTCTAAGCTATCAAAATGCTTCCTTGCGTTATCTATTACTGACATCGTTTTATACTGTTGTTGTGTCTAGATCACCAGTACCCTGTACACTTAGCGATGCTTCAACCATACCATCAAATGAGCCAGTTCTTGAAACACCAGTAACAATAGCTTGGCCGCTATAATAAGTATCGCTTACACCCGCTGGATATAGGTTTAATTCTATAGTATTTCCAACTACAAAAGCACCTTGACCATTAGTGTCAGAATCATCCCAAAAAACATCCAATGAGCCTGAGAAAGATTTTAGTGTAGCTATATGGGTTCTGCTTGCATCTCCCATAGCTGTATCTTCTACAGTATCGCTTGTGTGTTCCAAAGAATATGATTTAACCTCACCAACGATATTTGTTCCGCCACTTGTGCCTAGCTTAACAATACCATCATTTCCTTTAAATGTTGACATTTTCTTTTACCTCGCCTTTCGGCTTTTTCTTAGAAGAAGATTTAATTTTGTCTTGCGACTGGACTGCTTCTTCCTTCCAACCCATTCCCAACATAGTTTTCACATTTGACTGTGGAACTTCAATTGAAATTTTACCATTTGGACTAATTAATTTCATAATTATCTCCTATACTGCTACGTCAGGATTATTTTCCTTAACATAGTAATTAGTTAAAAAGGTCAAACTCACATATCCTAGTGGTTTTTCACCCTCACCATTAAACTCTATTTCGGTTGATTCAAGGTAAGTATCTTTTGCCTTACCATCAAGCGTTCTATCGGCCGCTATCGCCTGCTCAACCTCTTTACTTATTGTATCAATCGTATCGTCAAAGTCACTAGTTGCTTTAGCATATCCCTCTACAACTACTGCCAGTTCTCTACTCATAACCCTATCAGTACCTATAACAATAGGTTCGGACGTTTCTGATTTTGTATATATTATAAGTGCTGGTAATCTTGCATTCTCCAAAGGATAAACTCTTGACTCATAAACATTAGAGCCAGTTGTTGTTAAACCAGTTAAAGTAGTGCCAATATATTCTCTTATTTGTTGTCTTATATGATTCGCCACTATATTTCCTCTAACATTAAAACAGTAAATCCTGTTCTATCCTTTTGCACATTTACTATTGTATAGTTTTGTGCTGCTTTTAATATATTACCATTGGTATCTTTTACAGCACTAGCATTTAAAGTGTCTCCGTAAGATACGTTTGGAATATCTATACTCCTACAAGTAGCCATAGGTTTCAATGCTTCAACACCAACACCCAAATTTTGCTCAACATATTCATTATCTAATATTATTTTAATATTAGAAGATGTGCCATTCCTTGTATAAACAGCATTAATACCATGTCCATATTCAGTGTCAAGATAACCTAACATATCCTCTTCGGTTTCAAGCATGAATTGAGACATTACTCTTCCTCCAAAACCAATGAAAGCAGACCTGTGTTATCAGGCTCTACAGTCTTGACTATAAACATCGTCTCGGGGACAAGGGTATTTCCCTTGTTGGTTGTTATAGCTTCAACCAGCAACTTATCTCCATGAGAGATGTATTGTGCATCTGTTGATTTCATAACTGCTCTTGGCTGAAATCCATCTACATCAACAGTCCCACCACCAATATTAAAATATTCTTGGTCAATTATAATGTCAACGCTATAAGCATCTCCAGTATCAATATCATACCAAGAGTCTATAAATCCAGTTCTAGCATCCCATAGGGTGCTTTGAGTTTCAAAAAAAGTAGCCTTTACACCATGCCCTGTTGTTGTATCTACATAAGCATTAAAATCTAAAGCACTCTCTAATGGCATGATTTATTTTTTAGCTCTAGTCTTTGGAGCTTTTACTTTAGAAGTTTTTAAGCCTACGCTTCTATCTTCTTTTTTAGGCTTTGGTTTACTAACATGAACTTCTGCCTTTTGATAACCACATAAAGAATGACCTTCAACTTCATTAAGCTCTACTATATCTCCAGCATGAACTTTAGAACCACCAGCCATTGTATCTTGTAATATTTTATATTTTTTCATATTTAAGGTAGGGGTGTTTCCACCCCCATTCCATTTAAGCATCAGTTAATTAGTCTGAAGATTTACAGAAAGATACTGCATGTCTTACAGCTACATCAACAGTTTGTAGAGCAACAATTCTTACTCCGCCTGATGTTGATAAAGCATAAGGGTCAACAGTAATATCTAAACCACCATACATACCAATTAATAGGTCTGCAAAGTTACCAAAGTAGAAGTCACCACTTGTTACTTGATTACTTCTGACAACATTATAGCCATTCATGCTATTGTCAGGAGAAACAACAAACTGAGCAGTACCAGTAGCCTTTTCAGTTGTTTTTAAAGTACCAAAGTCAGCAGGTCTACAAATGTAACCTAAAGAACCA